ATTTAATTACTTTTCAAAATGAAGAAATTAAACTTTCATCAGTACCTTATAGAGAGTTAGTTGGTACTTATCCTAATATCTTGCAATTAATACCCGAAAAATTCACAAATGATTTTAAAGGTAAGGAATTTACTTTTAATTGTGATTATGTAGGACAATTTTGTAACCAGGTTAAAAAGTTATCAAGTAATAAGGGAATCACATTTAATGGTAATACTTCAAAAACACCTTTCATTATTACCGCAAAATGGGATATTAAGAATCCTTTTGAAGATTTAGAGGGATTTGAAGCAAAATTAAATTATTTAATAATGCCTATAGTAAATTTAAACAGAAATAAAAAATAAAAAACTTTTTTAATTTAGGGTTTACATTAATCTTCTTATGTACTACAATACAGATCATAAGAAGATTTTTTTTATTCAACTTCTTACTAAATAAAATGAAAACTCAAACATCATTTGCAAATACTGATAGATACGTATTTGATTTTAAATACTGCAAATCTTCGGATGGTTATGCACAATTAGATACTAAAGAAGATGCTCATTATTTCGGTAATTGGGTTAACTTTAAAAAATTTGAAATAGTAAGCTACTGTGAAGGAGATATTACAGTAACTAATTGTGATGATAAAGAAGAATTTATTAAAGAGTTAAAAAGAACAGTTGATTTTTATAAATTTAACCAGGAAAATTTTAAGGGAATAGATTTAATGTGTAACGAAAATATTATTAATGATTTTAATAATTTAAATTTAGATAAAAAATATTATCTACATCAATGTGATATTAAGGAGAATTAAACAAATGCCAACATCTACAGAATCAGAAATTTTTAATGTTATACCTGTTAAAGGTTACATTATTAAAACAAAATACTTAGGTTATACAAATAAAAAATTACCTAGAGTTAAAGCAACTTATAAAAAAGATGCAAATACAATTTATAGTAAAACTATAAAGTATAATAATAAATTAGCTGATATTGATAATTATGCTAATGCAGTAAGAGAGTTATTAAAAACAGAATGGTTTAAAGATTTTTCTCCTAGTGTTGATATAGTTAGTTTTGGTTGGGATAATGATAACTATTTTTTTATAGTATCTTCAAAAGTATTTTAAAATAATTATTAATTAGATTAAGTAATTATTATTATTAAGTATTGTTACAGTAAGACTACTGTATCACAATAGTAGTTATTTATTGTTTATAATTAATATTAAGAAGATAACTAATTTTTCAACTTCTTATTAAATCAAATGAAATTAACTGTTTTATTTATTGCTGTCTCTTTTCTAGTTTGGCAATACTTCACTATTACTAATACGTTAGCTAATAGACTACAACAAAGAACTAATCAAATTGATTCTGTTATTGTTGAATACCTGGAGAATAATTAAAATGGAATTTACAGAAAATCAGTATCAAATAGATTCTTATTTCTTACTTGCAAAATCAAGAAATAAAGAAATAGCAGAAAACATAAATGATTTTATGTTTATGTATAAAAAAGAAAATGAACTATTTTTCAAGAATGTAAATTCTAGAAAGTATGTAACTGTTATTTATTAATTATTATGGATTCTGAACTTATCAAATGGTTGGCAACAATGCCAAAAAATTATTCTCTATCAGGTAGTAAAACAAGTAACTACAATGGAGAAAAACAATTGAAACTATTTTTAAAAATTAAGGATAATTAATTATGAATGTTTTTATTACTTCAGAATATTCTGAAGACTGTCTAGCACTAGGAATAGAATTTCTAGACTGTGACAATCCTAAGATTATTGAGATTACAAAAAAAGATTATTTTTTTATTATTAATAATTATGGGAATGTAATCTAAACAAAATTAAAAAATTAAATTAACTCTATTTTATTGATAGGGTTTTTTTTTATGCAAAAAATTATTATTATCTTATTGTTTTTATTGGTTCGGGTTTTGTCTTTTCCTTCTGTTTATCTTGTGAGCGATACTTTTTAAATTGTAATTACTGCAAGTGATATTGCGAAAGTTCCCCAGGGCAAAAAATTAAAAAATGATGTAAGAAAAAATACCAGGCAAAAAAAAATTATGCTAGTGGGTTTTTTCTGCTGGCTATCTGCTACCCGTCACCAATTCCTGGGAGTGTTACCACCTGGGGGCAGTGTTACAAAACTGTAGCAGTTGTGTGTAAGAGCCCTGAACCTTCTGATAAATCTAAAAATTATTTCTCTCTACATTATTAATTATAGTATAATACTACAATAGTGTCAACTATCAGTTTTATTTTCTATTCGTATTGCTAGTTCTGGAGCATTTATGTTCACAGTCTCTACACTCTCCCCTACTACTTTACCTAATGAATCTAATATCTGAGCGGCAGTCTGGTACTGACCTTTTTTACAAGCCTTATCAAAAAGCCTAACCCTCATGGCTTGTATCCTGGAGATCATATTATCTCTATCCTTTTCCCAATCCTCCTCATTCCATTTTGTGACCTCCTTCCAATCGTTCCATGCAGTCTTAACACAAACCCCTTCTCTGGAAGCGTGTTCAAAAACCAAATGCCTGGTAGGTAAACCATCTAATTGTCTTTTATAAAGTCTCTGCCTTCTTTGTTCTATAACCAAATCAGGGGATCTCCCTGGATTTCTTTTTTTTGGAACGGACCTATCGTCAAAATTCTGTAGGATTGCTTCTGTCACGGACTGAAACTTATGTTATTAATTGAATAATAACCTTAAAATAGCAAATTAGTCGACAAAAACTAGCAAATTCATCAAAATTAAGGGTATTCTGTATTACATGAGTCCAAAAACAGCCGAAAAGTTAACATTACGATGGGCACAGGGGGAGGTGTTCAACGCAGCAGAAAGATTTAGGGTACTGGTAGCTGGCAGAAGATTTGGAAAATCATACTTATCATGTATCGAACTTGTAAATGCAGCGATCAAACGACCAGGCGAAACCTATTTTTACTGTGCCCCCACCTACCGCATGGCAAAAGACATTGCCTGGAAGGAACTTAAAAAGTTAGTACCTTTATCTTGGGTAAAAAGCAAAAACGAAACCGACTTAAAAATAGAACTAATCAATGGCTCGCTGATTGAACTGAAGGGAACAGAAAACGCAATGACTCTTCGTGGCCGAAGTCTAGCTGGTGTTGTTTTAGATGAGGCAGCTTTCATGGATTCTGACGTATGGTTTCAAGTTATTCGACCAGCGTTAGCAGATAAACAGGGCTGGGCACTTTTCATTTCTACCCCTGATGGCACGGCAAGCTGGTTTTACGATTTATGGTGTTACGTTCCAGAAGATATGAGTGGGGATTGGAGGAGGTGGAGTTTTACCACAATAGACGGGGGCAATGTTCCAGCCGAGGAAGTCGAGGCAGCAAAGGCTCAATTAGATAAAAGAACATTTAAGCAGGAATTTGAGGCAAGTTTCGAGAATCTTACGGGCTTGGTGGCGGTAAGTTTTGGCGATGACAATATCAGTAGTGAGGTGGAGGATTTACAAATGTTGCCATTAATTTTGGGATTGGACTTTAACGTTGACCCTATGGCAGGAATTTGTGCGGTCAAGCATAACGATTGTCTTTATGTATTTGACGAGATTATGTTAACGGGCGGTGCTACAACCTGGGATTTTGCGGAGGAAGTTATCAGAAGGTATGGGGTAGATAGGAGAATTATTGCGTGTCCAGACCCTACGGGTAGTGCGAGAAAAACAAGTGGGGTTGGTGTTACGGACCATAATATTCTTAGGAGGTCAGGTTTTACTGTTATGAGTCCAAAAAGCCCGTGGAAGATTAGAGATAAGATTACTTCAGTTAATACGGCTTTATATGATGCAAGTGGAAATCGCAGAACATTAATACACCCTAGATGTAAAGAGTTAATAAAATCACTTAGAACACTTACATATGCTCCCAATACTGGTTTACCTAATAAAAATCTAGGGGTTGACCACGCATTTGACGCTTTCGGCTACCTTTGCCTCCAACAATTTAACCTTGCAAAACCAGAGACACTAGGCCAAACTTCGTTTAGAATATATTAAGAGACTTCTTTCTTATGGCTTATGGTTATGGTGGGTCAATGAAATCCACAACAAAAAAGAAAAAAAAGAAGAAGAAGGGAGGTAAGAAACGTGGCGAATGTACCTGTAAATAAAACTTTATATTCAAGAGTAAAGTCAGAAGCTAAACGTAAGTTTGCTGTTTATCCTTCTGCCTATGCTAATGCGTGGCTTGTACGAGAGTACAAAAAACGTGGTGGTACTTACCGAGTGGAGAAAAAACGTGGCAAAAAGTAAACCAAATCCTAGAGCAAAGGGTGGTTTAAGTCGTTGGTTTGAAGAGAATTGGATAGACGTTAAAACTGGTAAGCCTTGTGGTCGTTCAAAAGGTGAGAAACGAGGTTATCCTGCCTGTAGACCTAGTAAACGTGTATCAAGTAAGACACCTAAGACTGCTTCAGAAATGTCAAGTAGTGAAAAAGCACGGTTTAAACGTGAAAAAACTGGTAAAAAGAAGATAACCTATCAACATAGGCGTAAAAAAACTACCAAAAAGAAAAAATGACAGAAATCACTGACGAAATGCTTGATGCTATCGAAGCAGTCAAAGGCAAACGTAATCCTGCTCTTTGGGATAACAGATGTCAACAATATTTGCTAAATAGTAAGAAAGATACTGTAAAAAAGTCAACAACAAGTTAAACTACTTATAAATACTCTTTTTTTCATTGGATCATGGCATTTATTCGTGGAGAGGAAGGATCTGTAAAATTTAAAAATGGATCTGGAACTACTGAAGCAATCGTATCAACTACAAGTTGGTCACTTGATATATCAAAAGACGTTTTAGACGTAACTGCTCATGGAGCAACATCAAGAGCTAATGTAGGTGGACTTATTTCTGGATCGGGCTCAATAGACTTTCTTTATACAGCAGCCAGTGGAAACGAAACTGCAAACCTACTTGGTGATGTGTTAACAACAGAAGATGCTGGTGATGCACAATTTGAACTATTTTTAGACACTTCTGGCACTAAGAAAGTAAGTTTTTCTGGAGTTGTTACGGGAACAAGTTTATCTGCTGCAACAGGTGATCTTGAAACTGTCAGTGTAAGTTTTACAACTAATGGTGCTATCACCAACGCTGCATAGTGAAACTCACTACTCGTCAACAAAACAAGCTTAAAGAACATTCTGCTCATCATACAGATCAGCATATGAACTTTATGAAAAGGCTGATGAGGCAGGGTGTTTCGTTTACGCAAGCTCACAAAAGAGCACAAGCAAAGGTAGGAAAATAATGGCAAAACGCAAAGGAGTCAGTTTATCCGTTGGAAGAGGCGAAAAGTCTAAAAAGGGTGGACTAACTGCTAAAGGTCGTAAAAAATATAATGCTGCTACTGGTAGTAATTTAAAAGCTCCTGTTACTAAAAAATCAGGTCTTACACCAAAAGAAAAAGCTAGAAGAAAGAGTTTCTGTGCTCGAATGGAAGGTATGCCTGGTCCACTAAAAGACAAAAAAGGCAGACCAACCAGAAAGGCATTAGCATTAAAAAGATGGAGGTGTTAATTGATGACTTACGCAATTCCTGGAGACATTAGAACCAATATTGTTTCATCTACTTCTGTAGGTGGAGTTGATAGTCCTTTTACTAGAACCAGAGCAGTTTTAGACATGATGAAAGGTTGGGAAATAATGAAAGCCGTTAGTGAAGGAACTGATTATTTAAGAACAAATAGTGAAGCATTTTTACCATTAGAACCAAGAGAAGATTACGATGCTTACCTAGCAAGAGTAAACAGAGCAGTATTCAGTCCTTTTACACAAAGATTAATAAGAGCAGCCACAGGTCTTGTCTTAAGAAAGCCTATTACATTAACAGGCGATCCATACTGGACAGAGATGTTTAAAATGGATGTTGATGGCTGTAAATCAGATTTAGATGAATATGCAAGAAGAATATTAATGTGTTCTCTTACTTATGGTCAAAGTCATATTCTTGTTGATTATCCTGCACCTTCTGGAGCATTAACACTTGCAGAGGAAAGACAACAGAATCGTAGACCTTATTGGATTGAAGTAGATCCTACAAATTTATATGGTTGGAGGTTAGATAGAGAATCTAATTATGGAAATTTAGTACAGGCAAGAATAGCAGAAAAAGCTGTATTACCTAGTGGCCAGTTTGGAGAAAAAGTATTTGACCAGATAAGAGTAATAGAACCAGGAAAATATAGAGTTTTTCGTAAAAAAGAACAAATTGAAGAAATGTATGATGTTTCTGATGGAAGTTCTGCTGGTAATTTTGAAGTAGGTTCAGTAGACAAAGATTATGCAC